CTAATCAGCGCCCACGTATTTCGTTGGCGGTGTAGTCGTTGTTCCGTTTCCCTGTTCTTCTTGATGTCCTTGTTCAACATCTCTAATGAGTTGTTTATTTCGTTCAAGTAAGCGCTCTGCTTCATCAAGTCGTTTTGTGCTTTCATCAATTCGTTCACTTGCTTGTTGTTGATAGACTTCAGTTCTTGTAATTCGTTCGCTTGCTTGTTGATTAAGTTTTGCGATTCGTTCAACGGAATCCTCGACTGTCTGATTAAGCTCAAGGCTTTTTCGTTGTTGCTCTTGAGCTCGTTCCAAGTGGTCAGTGGCACGTTGATAGTCTGTGTCGTTACTTCCGCCGTAGATAATCCAGCAGATTGTACAGGCAATGCCTGCCATGATAAAGTAAGTAACCCAAGAATAGCGATCCATGTAACTTTTAAATTTCTCATACATTAGGCAACCTCGTAATCCGTCACACCACGTGCAATGGCTCTTACAATTTTATCTAAGTCATTATTTAATAATTGTAGGTCAGCATCGTTGTCGATGAATGCCATCTCAACTAATACTGCTACTGCATCGGTTGCCCCTAACACGTATAAGCCACCTGATGGTGGTGGTTTCACTCCTCGGTCTGTCGTCTTAACACTCCGAATGATTTGGCTTTGAATGTAATTAGCCAAGCGTTGGCCATTAAAAGATTTGTAGTAGGTTTCCGTCCCTACCGCCTCTCTTGAGTTGGATGCGTTGCAATGTAGTGATACAAATACATCTGCACCCCATTCGTTTGATTCATCACAAACCATCACTAAGTTATCGTCTTGCATGATGCGAACCTCGCACCCTGCGCTAGTGAGATAATCAGCAAGCATTTCGCCTGCTTCTTTTACAACATCACACTCACGTGTTCCATAGTTAGGGTTTACTGCCCCGCTATCTACTCTAGGGTCGTGCCCCGGATTAATAAATACTTTCATTTCTTTTCCTCTCTTTCTAGCTGATCTGGAATACCATCATTATCCTTGTCCACCCATAAGGCAAGGAACCCTACTAAGGCGGTTAATACTGACGGAATAAATATGTGGTCAATGATATTGATGCCTACATTAATTAGCTTACCTAGGTCGTCGGATACGTGACCTTTCATGAAAGCAAGCATGTATTCAATGACCACCAATAAAATAGGTACTAGCATGACTAGTACTAGTAACCGTGTAGCTATCACCCCCGTAGGGTGTATGTTGGCAAGTCTAATATTCTGTAATACATCCTTAGCCTTATTGATTAGTACAGTTTTGTTTAACACGATTATCGCACCCCCTCTCTCTTAATTCGTCGATTCTGTAATGCGCTGATTTCACTGACGCCTTTAAAGTGGCTTGCTCCTTTGTTAAATACACCATCTGCTCTTGTGTATCTCTGATTGTCTCCTTGAGCTCACCGATACTTTCCGTTAAATGCTGCATAGCCTGCGTATTCATCTTGACGGTATTCTCTGCGGTTGCTCCTTGTATTTCAAGCCGTTTCTGCAGTTCATCCTGTTTGAGTAAGAAGTCGTTCTTGACCTTTTGCAATTCCATTTCTCTTTCGGTTGATACTTTGGAATCATACAGCCATACGACCATTTTGGCAATGGCGAATACACCGCTAATGAGCGTCACTATTTCTAATAATCCATAATTCATCGTCTAGCCTTTCTTAATTGTTGAAATCGTCAATTTACCATGAAGTGTGTCGTTGATTTCGCTCGTAGGCGGGGCATCCTCTGTTATCCATACACACGCCCCCAATCGCAATAATGATGTAGGGATATTCCTGCGAGCTTCTTCACCAGCACCATCAAAGTGAAACCTAATTAACCGCTGATTGTCTAAGTCGCCAAACATAACTGTACCAACAATAAGGCCATTGTCATTGACTAATGGTGCGTACGTTGATTTTATTGGCGTAAATCCCTGTGGAATTATCTGATGTCCAGTAAATCCACCGTCCAATGGTTTCTGTACCAATAGCCATGTTCCCTTACGTCCGTTGACCGTTGATTCTCTTTTTGGTAACACTTTAAAATTCTCATTAGTAGGTGGTGTAATAGATATAGAGCCCCAACTACCTCCATCTGCACCAGCAACTACCATATTGCCTATGCGTGTTAATTGGAAATAGCTGTTGCCACTCATCCACGATGCGCCTTTGGGTGTTTTATATACGTATTTCTTTTGAGTAGTTGATTCCTGTACTGCTCCACCACCTGTAGGAATGGTAACAGTGTTGCCACCGCTGATACTCAATTGACCATTGCTGTATGATAAGGTTTGTGGCGAGGCATTAGCACCCGATGGACCTACTGGACCGATTGGCCCCTGTGGTCCTTGAGGCCCTACATCACCTTTAGGACCTTTCAAAGATTGCAGTTGTTCCTCTGTAAAGTCGGAATATCGGAATGGATCACCCTTATCACCTTTCGGACCCGTCGCCCCTTGTATTCCCTGTAGTCCTTGCTCTCCACGTGGTCCTTGTTGACCATCTTCGCCTTTGGGACCTCGTTCGCCAATGTCTCCTTTAGGGCCTACTGGTCCTACTGGACCCATTTCACCTTGAATACCTTGAGGACCTTGCTCACCTGTATCGCCTTTAGGACCACGAGGACCAACGCCACCGCTACCGTAATCTTTCACTTTAACTACATCATGCGGTACGCCCTCTATCACACGTACATCATCCATTGGCTCGCCCCTATCTGATACACTAGCCTTAACTAAAATGTGACCTTTTAGAATTTTATAGTTAGGCTTGTTATTTGCGTCATATACAAAGACATCATAAACGTAACGACCTTGAGGAATATCTCCATCCAATGTCAGCTTGAATGTAGTCACGGCGTCATCGGATACATTTTCGATTTTTACAATAGTAAACCTTGCCACGTAGTCCGTATCGTTCGCATTTACACGCACCACGGCGAATAGATCCTCTGCTTGTACTTCCTTGTTATACTCAATAATAAAGGAGCAGGGCGTGCCTTGCTCCTTCATAAAATTATGCGTTTGTACTAGTTTCATCCTTAGTATCCTTTGTATCCTCTGTTGTATGTTCGCCCTCTGCGTCTGCTAATGCATCAAGAATTACATTTTGCACGCAATCCTCAATCGGACAACGCCCATTTTCCAATAATACCGAACCGCACCATTCGCAATATGTTTCTTTCATAGTCAATACCTCCTAGTTCAATTCTTTAATTTTCTTAATAAGGTCAACGTCAATTTGTTTAAACTTTACCTTGATGTCATCAGTAGGCAAGCCTTTCATCTGTTTGGTGAGAAATGCTTCCTTTAATTTCTCCCGTTCCTTTTCTGCTTCTTTCTTTAACTCTTCGATTTTATCTTTCTTCGATGGTTCAATAACCTCTGGTACATAGTCGATAAACTCGCCATCAACGTAGCACTTATAATCAACAAATTGTGCCTGCATATCGTCGCCACCAGTCACATAGGTATGATTAGGGTAGTCACGTTTTGCAAGTTCTAGGCATGCCTCTTCCGTCTCACCATGGATTCCAATCAATAAGGACGTGATACGTGTCCCCTTTTCATCCAATACAAATACATAACGATTTTCCATGTTGTTCTCCTTTCTAAGAGATAAAAAATTGCATAAAAAAAGCACCCTTGAGGTGCCTAGTATGTTATAATTGTCATAAGAACTCGATGTGAGTTAGGTTCATCACCGAAAGGTGGTGATACTATGCGTAATTATGAAAAGATTCAACTAATCATTTCCATTCTTACTTTAGTAGTTGCCGTATTACAGTTGCTTAAATAGTTTCTGATAATACAACGACCCTAGCGCTTACACGTTAGGGTCATCATAAACTGTCCAATTTTAAGATGAACCTAACGCCTGAACACATCGGGTTCTTCTTGTTTGTAATTTCATTATATCATATTCTCCGCTCTCGTCAATGGACGAGGGCTTTTTTATGTTGAAAGAGGGATACGATGAAACTTATACAAAAACTAAAGCATGCTACGAAACGCCCTTATGTTGTGTATTCTGTCCTAGGCTATTACTCCACTTACGATGAAGCCATTGATGCACTTAACAACAGCCGTCAATCTCTATCACTGCATCAAGTCTATGACATGTGGCTACCGTCGCATGCTAAGAGTGTTAGCAGTAACACTCTAAATAATTATGGTTCAGCCTTTACGCACCTGGTTAGTATTCACGATGTAGCAATGAGTAACATCACATACTTACAACTACAAAACATCATTGACCATATGCTTAGTACTGGTCTTTCCTACAGTTCCTGCAAGAAGGTCCGCACATTGATTAGCCAACTATTCGACTATGCCATCATCAATGGGTGGTGCACCACTAATTATGCCAAATTCCTAAACCTTGGCCATAATAAACCAGTTCGCTCCCATAAGCCATTCACCACGCAAGCAATTAATCGCTTGTGGTGTTTAGAATCACCGCTTCATGATATTCCGCTCATTCTTTTGTACACGGGAATGCGTGCATCGGAATTGATTAATCTGAAAGCTCGTGATGTCAATCGCAAGCAACACACGATTAAAATCACATCGGCTAAAACGAAATCAGGCATCAGAACCATTCCCATACACGATCGTATATGGCCTATCATTGAGCGTAGGCTCCACACGATATACGTTATCCAAGAATGCCGTACCTACTCATCTCTAAGTAGAGAATTTAATAAAGCAATGCGTGCCATCAATGCTAAGCACACCACTCATGACTGTCGCCATACCTTTGCTACACGCCTTGACAACGAGGGTGCCAACTACAATGCCAAGCGATTACTACTTGGCCATGCCAGTGGCAACGTTACCGACGGAGTTTATACGCATAAGTCCTTAGGTCAGTTACGTAAGGCAATTAGATTACTTAAATGACCAAGGGGGAAAATATCCAGAATCCAAGGGGTTAGAAATTACTAATAATAATGGGCAATACATGTATACAGAAACTACTGGTAATAAAGGGTATCATAAATTTCCTATAGCTTTTACTAATAAATGTATCTTTACAACTGCTAGTTTAGATATTAGGACAATGTTTAGTTTAGAAGGTATGAGTCCTATTCGCCCTTGCTTTTCGTATAGTGTTTCTAAAGATAGTTTTATATGTGGCTATGATTATAATTCTAGTGGAGCCCAAACAATAAATAATAAAAAACCAGTAGAGATTATTGCAATCGGAATTTAACGTCCAACAGCTAGCCATGTAGTTTTATAACCTCTATTGTCGTGGGAATACATGGTGAAATTAGTCAAGGTGGCGTTTTTGTAACTTGCAGCATTAACACCCCAACCTTTTGTTAACTGAATACCAAATACCTTATGTTGGAACGCAATAGGGAACGTTACTGAATCATCGTTTCTTTCGGTGCGTTTTCCCCCTTGGTTAAATGCCAAATGCTAAATAGTAAATATCGTGATATGCGGTGTCATGAGAAGAGTCAGCTACCATTATGAATCCTGTTTTAGTAATGGATCCACAGTAACAAACATTAGCCCCTGCTTTTGCACTTTCACTACCTAATGTAAGCATTACACTTACGCATTTTGATATGAAAGCAGTAGGAAATGTAATAGGGTATTTTTGGTTATCCCAAACATAAGCATTATAGTTCTTTCCCCCTTGGATAATGAGCCCTCCAAATGCTTCGCCCAAGCATAGGTACCATGCGTTTTCGTTGCTAAAGTCATATCTAACTCCTTTGGATTGTAAAAGGCTTGTGACATCTACGTTAATATCACCGATTAATGCTTTCACTAAGGATAGTGTAGGGGCTAATGCCGTGTTACTATCTGCTTTGTCTGATGTGAATAATTTGAGTAATTCCGTGGCTCCCCCTTTGGTGACGTTGATGCCCTCATCGGCTTTGGTGACCTCTGTCACCGATGTTCGATGTACTTCTTCCTTGAACGCTCTTATTTTGCTTTCAACATCCGATGTAAATGCTTGAACTTTTCCATCTATATTTGACTTAATAGCCTCTATATTATCTTTCGTTATATACATTTGGCTATTTAAATTAATCGTCACATTCTCTGCATTACCCACATAAAATGTTATGGTGATTAATTTTTCATCTAACGATGTACCAGCTACAGTATAACTTGCTTGAGCCCCTGCATTGGTATAAGCAAATAGTTTTTCAATACCATCTTCTCCTACTTTCGCAAATACCCCCAATTCACGTGCATAAAATCCAGTGCTTACATTTGCATTAGAAATGGTGGCGACTACATCAATTTCCCCATTACCTTTTTTCTTAATAGATTCAACACCATTTTCACAAATTTTATGCTTTAAATCTGTTAGTAATTCCACATCGTCATGTTCTAACAACGTGCCTTCACCTAGTGCAACCCTTGTAAATATTAATGGTTTCTTTTGGTTAATGGATTCTACAAGCATATTACTACCTGCCAATGTTGTGACTATTTTATTATAATTACTCACTGTATATCTCCTTTAATAATGTACTTTTTCCCTAATGGCTACAGCCCCTATAACTCTAGCGACTGCCCCTCTAGTTTCGATATGATTATCTTTTTCTTGTGGCATGATATGGATACGTTCCACTTGTGATACAGCCCCTATTATGCGTATACCCACTCGCCCAGCTAAGCTATGACTAATTAAATACGATAAATGAGCAGGCTTATATATCTCTACCACTCGCCGTACTTCTTCCAAGGCATCGATTGTATCTACAATCACTTTGAATGTATTAGGACCTGTATTTTCTCGTACAATCGCATTCTTTGGTGGATACACCAAATTTACAATCTCTTGTAATTTACTTTCTGTAATTGTTTGGGTACCACGCATTTTGACCAATAATAAATTACGTCGTTGGTCTACTGGTAAATGCTTATTGTGTAATCCATATACTCGCTCCCAATCATCTAAGCCCCATGTAGCACTTTCCACGAATAACTGCTTGCATATGTCAATAATCAGTAGTCGCTGTTTCTCATGTTCTTCGCTTAATGAATCCTGTGTTGCCTTGAAAGTACTATCTTTACTCAAGAACTTAGGCAAATATCGCAAGACATCTACTTTATACGTTCTTAATAAATTAAAGATCATATCACTTGCACCTCGCCTAATACCATCAATGTTTCAGCTCCTACTGTGATAGATTCATTTCGTCCATTTAATACTAGATTGGTGTAATCAGTAGCTCCTGCATCCAATGCTAAACTACCAATTTTAGGGTATGAAACTTTTACAATCTGATTACCTGTAATCACTTGATGTGCTAAATCCACAAAATAGGCTTTTACCAATTCTTTAAATATATCTATTTTGAAAGCTCCCTCGGGTCGTATCCCTATAGATACTACACTAGGCTCTACGGTTTTTACCGTCACTACAGCCCCCATAGGTCGTACTCTTTCAATATAAGCCTGTACATTATTAATAATATCTGTAGACGCCTCTTTATATTCTGTATTTACGATAATCACTTTTACAGTGCCAGCACCATTCCATGTAGGGATAATCTTAGCACCACCTACACCCGCTATTGACATTGCCCATTCATAATAATGGTTACTATTACCCGATGTGCCTGGATTGCGTACATGATTGAGGTATCTAGTTCTTAACTCTTCATCTGTCTCAGTTTCAAACCCATCCTGCATAGGCTCTGCATTCGATACACTCAATATGCCAGGTATCGACATAGGTATTACCGAAATAGCCTGTGCCATCACATTACCACCTATACCAGCTATTACAGCTTGCACCTTTACGGTAGATGTACCTTGCACTATTACACTCTCTATTGTTTCAAATAATACCCCTGATTGGGTCGCAAATTGACTGCCTTTAGGTAATTCACCATTACCTTTTACCGTTACAAATCCTATCGCTTTTGTGGCTTCTTTTCGGATTACTCCACTATCTGCGGCCTTTCTTGTTAGAAAATCACCATATGCCGTATCACCAAATGCTACCTTATATAGTTCTCCCAATTCTACATAGGTTTTCATAAACTCTATAGCATTAGATGAAAATACATCATACTCGAATGTACCCTCAAATTTACTGAAAGGCGATTTACATTGATTTTGTAACTCTTTTAATATGTCATCTGAATTAGGAATCCTAAACATTTATATTTAATCCTCCATATATAGTAGTTAAAGATATGAAACAATCGACCTTATCCTGTTTCTCTTCAAACTCTATGCTATCAATTGATTTGATGTACCCATTGACCATTAAGCACTCAACAATAACCCTCTTTAATTCGCTGTATCTTTCATCTACACTCATCACCTTACCGATAAATGGTTTTAACTCAATCCCATATCTTGAGGAATACGCCAAATATTGATTGCGTTCTGTCATGAGTGCTTTGTAGATCCATACTTTTAGTGCCTCATCTCCAGTCACCTGTATACGATTACCTAAGCTATCATGCTTGAATCTGTTGTTTTCAAAATCCCTATCGTATTCAATAAATAAAGGCAACTCTTGTTCTCTTTCGTGTATAGTCAATCCGCCTACAAAAGGGAACTCTACACTCATAATTTCACCACTTTCTGCCCAATGTAATACAACTGTTCACCTTGACCATATACAGGAAATACCGTTACCTCGTCCCCTACTCGGAGTGTATCCGTCATGATAATTGTGTCCGTATAGTCATTGTGGATAGCATGGGTATGGCTGGCAAATTCTGCATATCCTCCACCGCCTGCACGTGGCTGTGTTTCACTAATAATATGCCCTTTTGCCTCTCTGTAATGGTTTGGTTTCCAATAATCATTGATATAAATCTGCTCATTGGTAATGTCGATATTATCTACCCTCACAACAAGATTAGGGTATGGCGATGTCACTACACCGATACGCATCCCCATCGGCTGTTCTCCTTTAGCAATTCCGTGGATAGTATCTACCACCTTAGCCATGGAATGTGCCGCACTCGGTATGTCTTTAGGCATAATAATCCACCTTTCTCGCCTGTTGTTTAATCGTTGAACGTCTACCTTGACCGCTACCAGTTTCTACATCTTTAGCAGTCTGCTTTTGGTTATTTTCTTCTGTTTCTAAATTTTCTTTGTTCATGATATTTTCAAACTCAATTTCTAATTTCATCGTATGTTGCCCATTTTGGAATGTATGGGTATCGCTTTTAATCCAAAACTTACCACTTAATTGAGTTATGACATCACGAATCTCAACAGAATACGAAGATACAGCATCATAATCCCCTAAGCAATCAATGGTACCGCTACGCTCTGGCCCTTTAAAAATTGCCTTTACCTCTTCAGCAGTATTTTTGTTCTTGCCCTCCTTGTAAACCTCTTGTATCATGGAATATCGTTTGATGTGGTCGTCATTACTTTCATAACGAATCAAGTTTCCTTTGTCATCGGTAACCATTACCTTATTGACCATATTTTCAATGCTTTCTTTGTAGGATGAATCTGTAATATTCCGATATTGGTCTATTACCAATCCCTCAATCAATGAGCCTTTTTCAATAACATCTAACTCATCGCCCTCCATCATGGTTTGGTATTTCTTCCCCGTCTTTTTAGACGCCTCTGTATATGCCATAACAATAATCTGATACCCGGATTTATTGTTAGCTATAAATGTCATCTTTTCTTTAGTTTTTGCTAGCTTGCCAACCTTGATACCCATTTCTGCACAAACTGACTTTGTTATATCTTCAGCAGTCATATTCGTAAACTTTTTAGTTGTTTTTGACTTACTCAAGATAAACATGTTGTCATAACAAGTAACGGAAATAGTAGATGCCGATGTTTTTCGTTCCGTACTGTAAATATTGCCTACAAATTGTAATGCACCATCTTCGGAATAGGCTTTTATGGTTTCTCCTACGCCTACTGGATATACTGGAAAATTTGGATCCCTAGGCTCTTGCGTATAAGTAAATTCTAACTTTCTAGCCGCTTGAATCCTAGAACCCGACCATGTAGCACTATTGACTAAGTGAGATATATCATTTTCAACTGGTTCTCGCTTTTCTTGCCCTGTCTTTTCATCCTTAACAACCTTTATGCCTATATGCTTAATAATCATTATTTCACCTTTAACTTTCTAAGCTGACTAAGATTATTAATTGCTAAGTGCTTCAAATCATTAGATTGGATAATACGTTCATAATGCTTGTAATTCCCATAGGCTTTTTTGGCAGCATCTAGTACGTCCGACCCTCTATTGAATAAGGTTGCCGTTGTTGGCTTAGTTTTCATCGTAGGTCTATCTTTCAAACCTGTAGTAGAATCCACCACCTTTGTTTCATCACTTACGGTAGATGTATTCAAATCTTTGTACTCTTTAAAACTAAGGGTAAAATACAAATCCCCGGTATTTTCTTGTTTCTTCCATGGAAACGACATAATCGCCATCATTAAATTAATGGGACCATCGGAAATAATCACACGGACTGGCTTTTTAGATACTGCCCACTTTTCAATAAGTGCTACTATCTCCGATGGCTTTCTTTTATCTCCAACAATGAAAGGGTAATCTTTCGCTGGAAAGAATCCATCAAATGAAAGCGTTTTCAGCTTAGGATTGCCGAACAATAACACCTCACCTATTTGTGTAATATCTACAGATTTATGTTCTTGTTCAAAACCTACATCATACTTGGTTGGTGTCACTGGTAAAACTAGCCGTTCATTTCCTTGCGATAAGATAATAGTAGGGTACTGATTACCACTTTTACCCATAATAACGGATAGATAGGACAATGCCCTACCTATCCCCGCTACTAATTTTGACATTATACACCTCCGTAGTTGGTTTCAGCGGACGCAATCATAGAAAATAAAGAATGTGCAATTCTATCAATGTCAGCCTCTTCACGTACTACAAACGTATTGCCACTAATAGAATAGTTATTACCTCCACTATTAGAACCGCTAAATTGCTCTGCTAGCATTTTTTCAGTAGTTGCATGAGGGTATATTCTCGATCCACTAGGTAAATCTACAATCTCCCCACCACGTTCATTGATTTCAGTCCAACCACCGCCAAAGTAATTACTACCTGTTGCATGGCCGCCAATACTTAACCCAGTAATGGAAGCCCCTTTCGACATAGCCGAACCAATGCCACTAGTAATAGATGATATGGCTTGTTGACCAAATTGTTGTAACGGTTCCCATACGTTTTGATTAAACCAATCAACAATGCCACTCCATGCCCCTTTTACAGCACTACATGCACCATCAAAAGCACTTGTAATTGTATCCGTAGTAGATTGTGCTAAGCTAGCAATCGGCATCCACACCGTAGATCTAAACCAATCAGCTAATGGGGAACATATAGAAACGATACCATCATAAGCCATTGCGACTACACCCACTATCGTATTGATGATAGGGGTACATGCACTAACAACAGTATTCCATGTATCACTAAACCATTGCTTAATGCCATCAAGATTAGAAGTTATCCCATCATATATGCTTTTGCCTAGTTCTTCGCCAAAGATAGCACCACCTACACCGCCAACTAATCCACCTAATGCACCGCCTACAGCTGTACCAATACCAGGTATAACAGAACCCAAGGCCGCACCGCCCATAGCTCCTAATTTAGCACCAGCCAAACCGCCTGCCAAACTACCTGCCATGCCACTCGTTGCTTTTGCTTTGTTATCTGATGTAGCTATGTCATAAGCACCCATAGCTAATGACAATGGAATGGCCGCCTTACCGCCAATTTTCACCAAACCACGGCCAAGCATACCAGCACCCTTGCCAATTCCTCGCCATGCCTTGCCTAATCGACTACCCCATTTAGATGGTCCCTTAGGTGCTCCCTTAGGTGCTCCCGTAGGAGCTCCTTTTCCATTCCCTTGAGGTAATCCCATAGGGCTTTGACCGGGTAATAATTTGGCGGCATTCAATGTGACTTGTAATGCGTTTATAGTCATAGAGCCTACTGTATCATCACCGCCACTAGAGCCACCCTTGCCTTTTCCTTTTTTGAAAAGATTGAATATACCTTTCCCCAATTTAAAAGCACCAATACCACCCATGGCAAGCACAACACTAGATAGAATAGATGGCAAGCCTTCCATCTTCAACGTTTGTCCTACTAATTCTTTTACAGCTGATGTAATACCATCAAGAACAGATGTAATGGTAATCCCATTGGTTTCTATATTCTCAGTAAAACCTGCAAACCAATTATCGACCCCTTGCACAATGTCACGGAATCCACCAATTTTGCCATCCATGATTTTGGTAGTAAATGAATCCCAATCACCTGATAATTGTTCAAGGTCGCCTTTTAAATTATTCATCCGTTCTTCTGCCATTTTTCTAGCTGCACCATTGGAATTATTAATAGCATTGGCTAATTTATCGAAATCTGCATCCGAAGAATTGACCATCGCCAATAATCCCGACATAGCCTCTTGCCCTGCTAACATGGCCGCTACCGATGCCCTACTTTCAGGGGTTAATTTGCTCATACCTTGGCGAATATCCTTGATGATTTGCCCAAATGGTTTCATTTTTCCATTGGCATCTAAAATGTTTAAGCCCAACATATTCATTGCTTTACTTGAATCTGCTGTAGGTTTAACTAATCTAGTCATAGTAGAACGCAATGCCGTACCTGCTTCACTTCCCTTAATGCCTTGATTAGCCATAAGCCCTACACCAGTTGCCACATCTTGAATGGAAAATCCCAATGCTCCAGCAACAGGCGCCGCATATTTAAAAGTTTGACCCATTAAGGATACGGTAGTATTTGAATTTGTTGCAGCTGCTGCTAATACATCAGCGAACATAGCAGAATCTTTTGCTTGCAATCCAAAAGCTGAAAGGCTATCCGTCACAATATCCGATGTCATAGCCAAATCTTCACCAGAGGCGGCCGCTAAGTCCATGATACCTGCAATACCATTGATCATGTCTCCAGTTTTCCAACCAGCCATGCCCATATATTTAAAGGCTTGAGCAGATTCCAACGCACTAAATTTAGTATCTGCCCCCATTTGAATGGCTTTCTCTTTCAACTGAATAAATTGATCTCCAGTAGCTCCCGAGATGGCTCTTACTGCTGACATCTCTTCTTCAAAGTCTGCATACTTCTTGATAGCATCAAAGATACCAAAACCAATACCTGCCATGCCCGTCATTTGTGCAGTAGCTCCAAACATGGCACCGCTAACTGCATTGATTCCCTTATTCACTGACCCCGATAAGTTTTGTTTTACATTTATCGTAGCCGTGTATACCTTACCTTTGAATGTATTCAATTCTTCTTTGATTTTACGAACTGTAGGGGTTGCCACATCTTTGGCTTTAATCATGACGGTTGTGTTCATTGCAGTACGTTTGAGTTTACCAATCGCACTGCTCGCCTCTTTTGCTTTGCCAGTGATTCCCTGTAATACTACGGAAGCCGTTCCCATACTCTTTTCCATTGATGAAATGGACGGTCCCAACCCCTTAGCAGATTTAGCAAGTCCCTCTGTTGATTCTTTTGCTTTCTTGACGCCGTTTATAAATCCCTTGTCATTAAGAGATATTACAACGCCTAATGTTTCTTTATCAGCCACTGAATACCCCCTTTATTGCAAGTTTAGCGACCTCTAACCGTTCCTTACGCTCTTTCTCCATCGCTACATGGCACATAACTTTTTCAGCCATGGATAGATTGAAAAAATATTCAAACGTATGACCTTTTAGCACTAGATAGGCAGCCGTAGCCGCCTCCCAGTCCTCTTCTATTACTTTTTTAATTCATCCAAAATAGCATGGTCTAACTTCTTGCCCATACCTACAGATTTAACCAATACTTCGGAGATAGCTTTCACTTCACCAAACTCAAATAATTTGCCAACAATATCAATAGGGTCGTGGCATTCATAAGCCTCTTGTAAATCTTTATCTTTCAAATTAGGCTCTTCAATGCAGTTGTATACTAAATACTCATCGTTATGCTCTTCTAACCCCATAGCCTCTGCCATTAAATACGCAGATGGTTTCTTGGCTACTATCTCACCAATAGATGTATTGATAGTCATTTTTTGAGCCTTACGCTCTTTAATCTCTTCACGTTTTGCGATTAAATCATTAATAGATACTGCCATGTTTCTACTTCCTTTCTACTAATCAATAGATTCAATATATTGTAAATCTTCTGGAGTAAATCCGAACGGAATATCTGTTTCTATTACCTTACCTTTTTCAAAATGTAATGGCGTTACTTTTGTAAACCATACATTATCAATGGTGATACGTTCTTTTTGTCCGTCTGGTGCATCGGGATCATCCAACAACCCAGTAATCACAGAACGTGGGTCATGACCTGCACACCATGCTTCATGCAATTTACGGAAGTTGCGATTGATGACATTTTTGACTTTCATCGTACCCTCGCCTTTTAATGCCGTTGTTTTGGAATCAACAGAATTACCGATAATCACATCTTCACGTTGTGCCTCTACAGTACATTCGAAAGATTCAATTTCAAATACTAACTCGCCATCAAGCCACACTTTGCCGTGAGATCCATTCCAACGGCGTCGACCTCTGTATTTTACATCTTCGCTTGCTCTTGCCATATGTTGTTACCTCCTATTACATCGTAAAGCTAATTTTTAAATCTTCCATAGCATCCACGAATTTAACCTTACCAGCTAATCCAATTTCAGATCCAGTATTATATTCACGGATTTGCATTGGTGTCATTGTAGATACATCCTCACCTTTAATGATGGCATAGTCTTTTTGGAACTGCTCATCAATATCTACAGTGTTACCTGCTCGATTATCTAATACATTTCCTTGTAATTGACCGAAATATACCATAATTGCAGAAATAAATAGCATTTTATGGTTGTAATCATTGATGTATTTACCAACATAGTATTTTTTGAACGTGTCACGAATATCATCCGTTACCATGTCCACACCTTCAATAATTTTGATTTTACGGAACTCTTGCCCCTTATCAGTGGTGAATGTTTGTAAAGAGTTGCAAGCTCTAGCAATTTTTACGCCTTCTCCATCTTCTTCATCAAATAAATGTAACTCCCCATGGTCGATACGGTCTGTCAAATCTTCAAATACTTTGACGGATTCAACCTCTGTTAATTTGAAATACGTAGCAGAACGATCCAAAGCAAGACCTGCCAAGATGCCTGCAATACGTGCTGTATATTCAATAGCCGTGTACGTTTTATACGTAGGATTACCACTAGTATCCTTGCCTTTGACTACTTTAATTTCATCAGCACAAAAATTAATAATACCCTCATGGTCAGAAGCCACATTTGCCACTACAGCTTTTACTGTTTTACGTGCATTATTTCGTTCTGCTTTCACATACGATGCTAAATCTTGTTGCTCTTGTTCCGTGCCTGTAGGTGCTGCGATATAGTTGTATCGAATATGTTTCAATTCTTTTAACAACGTAGCTTGCGTATTTTTTGCCCCCTGTACTGTCACCTTAGGTAATGTATACACCAATACACGAAGTGGCGTACCATCTAAACATTTTTTGAGTAAATCAACGCTTGCATCGTCAAATGTTTTATCTGGAATTTCTGAAATATCCGAGATGCGATATTTTTTACTTACATCCGTAGTTTCACATTTTAAAATCAATACCACCACGCCACGTGCTGACCGTTTGATGGCTGTCACGCCTTTTGTTTTAAAGTCAATCAAGACCTGCGGTAAACCGAATTTTTCTGTTTCATTCGCCATGTTCGTTCTCCTTTAAATTAATCCCATTTAAACGTAATGATAACGTTTGAGCTACCTCACCTCGTACAAATCCGATTTCTTCATCGGTAAAGGCATCAGTAAACTCTAAATTAAAGATAAAATGTAGCACTTCATCCATAAACGTATGCTCAAAGTCATTGATAGTAATATATCTATCATCAACTGCGAAGCCCGGTCTAATTAAGCACTCCAAACCATCTGACATATCATATAATTCGGCTCGCTTAATTCTCCCTTGTTTGTCCTCCATAGTTCTAAATGCGATATCGATTTGTACAGTTCTATCAAAATACGTACAATCCCCTACGCCACTATGCACAAACATTTCTACATAAAAATAAGGCACATTCGACTTTTCTACGTTATCGAAATATACCTTATACGTTGGATATTTACGTTTTAAAAGCTCTAATAATGCTTTCTGTATATGCCTTAGTCTAATCATTTAGTAGGTTCCTCATAATCATTCTGGTGTTGTGAAGAAATTTACTTTTAAACCCTACCATGGACCGATGTAGCATTTTGCGACCTCTCACGAAACCGCCCTTCGGTGTCCGATGACCATACTCTACATGGTTCGCATATTCCGTATTATTGTACACTTCTACAGCCCCTGCATTAATCGGTGTACGTTTCCATGCATTCCTAAGTGTACCAGTATCTACTGGTGTTTTCATCTTTACATCATTAATGAGCAATTCTGCCTGCTGTGCTAATAGTGTATCTCTATGTTCAGAATGTTCTGCTAATATTCTACTCCATTTCGCATTGAGTTTATCAAATCCGTTTATACTAGCTCCCATATTATGCCTCACTTATCCTAAACAAAGAAATCTCTTGATGTGACATATACTTGAATGGTGTATCTGACCTCATCACAAAGGTTTGACCCTTATGTTGGATAGTAATAATGTCATTTTCTTTTACATCATACTCAACAGGCAAGGATAGCCGTAAATGGTCTTGGATCATAAACGCCCTATCTGTAGATTGTCCATTCATGCTACTTTGTCCTGTTTGTCCTAGTTTACAAGGCACATCCGTATAGATGTCTTTCATCTCATATACATCTGCCCCTATATCGTCGGTTGTTTCTACTTGCCTAGCAATCGTACATCTATCCTTATACATGTACTGAGCAAGCAAGGCACTATATGTGTTAGCCATTAGGCCATACCACCTTACGATATAGGTTTAGCTTAGGCTTGATAGAATTAAAATCTTGTTCGCTAATGCACCCAATAGGCGACATATCCGATACTGCCCATGTAAACTCTACATCATTTTCTTTTAAGGACTTCAACGGCCCTTGCGATTGGTTCAATGTATCCTTGCTATACTTTACTGCAAGTTCAGCACCAGTATACACCAGCGAACGAGGGAAATCTGTTCTATGGCAATAGTCCATACAATCTAATACGAATTTTTCAGCAAATAACCCAATCGGATCTAGGCTTTTCTCATGTGCCGAAGTATCCACCATAAACAACATTCGATTAGCCGTATCAGTAATAGACTGTACAGCCTCTTCATAGCTTATATATTTCACATTTCCCATGCTACAACCTCCTTTTGGGTACTAAAAAAGCACCCTATGTAGAGTGCTTAACCGATAGTTTTATTAGTCATTAAATACTGCTTTATTTTTTTATTGTACTGCATAAATTCCAAGAATTTGTCACAGGCATCCTCTTCGCGAACAAAAGTATCAACTTTAACAGTCGTACCACGCTCTATTACAGAGACGTTGAAGTGTTTCCCATTAAAATCTATAGATACATATACTTCTGCCCAAGGCCCTTTCCCATGACCCAAGATAAAATACTCATATTCATCTATACTAAGATTATCTAAAACCTTTCGTAGGTCGCCAATCTTCATCTGCATACATCTCCTCTATATAGCCTTCTTGAAGTAACTCCCCAATAGACATTTCAAACTTATATTGAATTCCTCTACCTGGTTTAGAAAACCACGGTGAGATTAATGATTCACTCGCCTTGATAGGCCTAATAACCTTATACACATGATATTCCAAAGGCATTTTAGTGTGCAAATCATCCATAGCTCTTTTTGTAAGCGGAGTTCCTACAGGGGAAGTATATCGACCCGACTCTTTTCCAAGTCTATCAATTTGGGTTCCAACCGGTAAGTCAATGATTTTAGCTACTCCAATACCTCCATCATTAGGCGGCCAAATAGGCTTGCCATCATCAGAATGATAAGGGTCTATAGGTTTAGTATACTCCATTCCTCTTTCTTTTGCTAGCATTTTTATGAAGTCAAATGAAGGAGGGATATAATTTAATCTCATCAGTTCATTCTTGCTTAAGCCTTTGTGATTATCTGCTATATTTAAACCTTCATAATATCTTGCATCATGTTCTAAGATCCTTTCTATCCGTTTCTTTGGTTGCATAGGCATGCCTAGCTTCCACTCATCAAACGTCTTAGATTTATCTACATACACCGCTTTCCAATCGTCATACGCCATATTTCGTGGGACTTTAGTATATTTTACTGTGTCTCCTTTTTTTGAAGGTTCTGTCTTCACTGTACGAGATCCACTAGTTCCCTTTTTAGGTCCTAATGCTCCAGCTATGGTAGAACGGCACCTAGGATGTAATGGCGGTACATTAGTGCCTACCTCTGCTTCATCCAAAGGGTATACGTTATTGTCGTGGTTTCGACATACAGACGATGTTCGCTTATCCAGGGTTGCAATAAATTGAAAGTAACCCATCTTAGCTTCACGTAAGGAATCAAGGGTAGCTTGATTATGAATATAGTTGAGTTCAGTGCGAACTAATCGAACAGCATCACTCTTACCTACTCCCATTCGAGTTTGTACTTCTTTGGCTAGCGTATTAACAGATACACCCCGATGTACGCCATTCACAATCGTATCTTGTATTGTTTTGGCGAGCTTATCAGAGTTCTTCCATATCCGTTCGCTATAGTTTTTACCGCTCCAAGGCGTTCTTAGTACATCTTGCATATGTTTACTATCTACAGAGACTTGCAAGGGACCATTGCCTCGTTTGGCTAATTCATACGCAGAATGTAAGCGATTGTCTTTATATGCCTCTTGCAAAAACTTTGTTACCGCCTTATCTGCATGCTGACCTAGCTTATCTAGCTCAATGAGTGTTTCACTATACAGCTTATCTAGCCTAGATATACGGGACCTCATAGCAAGAGTATTGAGTTCTAGTAATGTCTTTGGATTGCCTGTTTCTTTGTATTCCTTCACATACTCTTCAATATCTTTTCGCCAAGTCCTATATTCTGTGCCAGTAATTAGCTTTCTAGCCTCTTCCTTGCTTAATCCGTTATCCCTAGCAAACTTGCCATACAACTTTTCTATATTCCCCTGGATGCGTATCGCTGACCTCTCATATTGGGATGCCAGCTCTTTTTCGATTGTTTCACGGCTCTTTTTATTCCATTCATTCTCTCGCTCGATGCTACGCCTTGCCCAATATGAATCAGCGCCCATAACCCTAACCTAATTTATGTACGAATTTAACAATACGGATTTGTTTTGGTTCGTATACACGTTTCCAGTTTTGCGCATCTTTTAACTCATCACGAGATACAGATTCAACGTGTGCACGAGTTTTATTTTGCCATGCTACTCCACGTGGATGCATGATAAAAGCTTTACGCATGATTAAGTAATCAATGCCAGAGCCTTTCTTTTCATCACGATCAACGGCCGCTTGTTTTAAGCCCACTGGATTACCTACGCCATAGGCAATTGCGCCCTCACCAAATAAGTACGTTGTGTATTTATCTGTCTCAACAGGACAACCATCGTCTACGATAACACGACGACCCATGTATGTGTCGAAAGATAACGCATCAGATTGACGAATTGTTTGGATTAAATTCAATTTATCCAAATAAGATTTTGTAGCAGAGTGCATCACTACTGCTGTTAAGGAGTTTCGTGCGTCCCCCATGAGTTGCATCGCGTCAATAAATGATTCGCCAGAGAATTTAGATGCTTTACCCGTTTGTTCGGAAATATCTAAAACGTGGCCAGACATAGAATCCGATGCAAATACTCCGGAAAGAATATTCAACAACTCTTTTTGATGGTCACGAGCCCAGAATCCTGCCGCCAAATCACCAATCGCCTTCATTGGGTCGGTACCTGCCAATTGTGCAGCTAAGTCAGTAGAGCTCCACATCTTAGCACGACGGATTGTTGTAGATGCATCTTGGCTAGATGTAATTTTATCCGCTGTAAGGTCTGCCCCTTCAATCACATTTTCAGAATCTCCTGTCAAATCATTGAAGAACGGCATATTATGCACTTGTGCAGGTTCGCTTGCCAATTGGTCAAAGCGAGAGTCACGAGTGATGATACCTGATTGGAAAATCGCAGATAATTGAGCCGTACGATTTACAACGTAATTTGCAAAAAACGGCGTAGGATTAATAATATCTTGTAAAGTTGTCATTAGTTACCTCCCATGGTTAAAAATTAATCTCGACACCTGCTTCACTTGCTAACTGCTTAGCTTTCACAGGGTCTTTAGTAAATAATTCTGCCTGTTTAGTTAGATTGAAATGCTCTTGACTAAACGGATTGTTTTTAGGAGTACCCTCACCTTGTTTAGGCTCGTATTTATATTTAGGGTCTCCATCAGGTTTAAATAAAAACGATTTTTCGGTTTTTAGCGCCTTTATCTGTTCATCTAAACCAGTCACTTTGCCATCTTCAGATAGGATGAGTTTTGATGTGTCTACCAAGTTTGCTACTAGGTCCACATCTTGAGCAGTATCGCCAATAGCTAGCTTAATCGCTGTAGATAGTTTTAAGGCTTTCATATCAGATTCAGCTTTTAAAGTCGCAGCTTTATTATCTGCTTGTAGCTTCTTAATTTGCTCCTTCAAATCGTCTACGTTGCCTTCACTATCCTTCAATGTTTTCAACTGCTTATCTCTTTCTTTAACAGCCTCTTCTAAGGTTTTCTTTTCCACGTTGACCTCGTTAAAACGTGATTTTGTCACATATTGACCGTCCAAAAACTCATTTACATGTTGCGTTGCACTTGCGATGTTATCGTCTGTAACGCCTATCTTTTGTAGTAATTCTTGTATCGTCATTGTGTATACTCCTTTTCCGGTTTTTACCGTGGTTACCTGCCACGACTAAGAGATAAATATATAAATGATGATTACTCTTCAGAGTCATCACTGTTCTGCCCGTCTATAGGGTCATGGTTGTGTGTTTCTGAATTCCAATCATCATAGATACCATTGTTTGTTTCTGCTTCCTCAGCTTTCAATTGTTCAAGCTCTTCATTAATATCTTCTACAAACGGATGATGCGCCAATATAGTACGTTTAGATACAATCCCCATAGATTGAGAACACATAGCTACTAGATCCCCATCATTCTTGACAGATGTTCTAGTCCAAGTCTGAGTAATAACAACATCACTACGCCCCTGCGCCCTACAAATAGCACGCACTAGTTCATTAAATCCAAGTTGAAATTCTGTTTCCATCATGCCCGCTTTTAGCTCTAGCAAAGTATATAAGAATTTCATGGCTTCACCGCTGGTGCCGTCTAATCCTTGTTGCTGTGGGTCTACCCCTTGCCCCATGTCAAAGATGGCCTTACGCGTGATATTGAGTAATTCCTTTCGTGCTTCTACTGGTATATCGATAGTCAGCGTAGAAATGCCTGACCTATCATCAGGCCCTGTAGAATCCATCTGGATAGCTTTGTATTTTTTCATACCTTCTAGGAACTCTGTTAGATTTTCTCCGCCATAATTCGTGAGTACATAGATAACCTCTTGTACGTCTTCTAGGTCATTGAGGAACCCACTATATGTTTTATCGTAAGTATCTATAAGCGCCTTAATACGAGTGAGGTCGCTTGTATGATTCGCATTATTGGCAAATGGGATGAACGGAACTTTACCCATTCCATGCGGTATTGTTGATACATCTGATTCTACGCCGCTAGGATCCACCATTGTAAATAGCGCGTGCTCTCCTAAAACCTCTAAGTTGCCACCATTAGGAATCGAATAGGCTTGTACTTCCTTATCATTCCAGTACTCATACACCGTAATACTTTCGCCTTCCTCATTCCTGTCAATATAGACCCGCAGCACCCCTTCTAATTTAGTATTAATGCGCCGATTCCATATAGGTATGATTTCTACGGCAGGAAGTACCGCCCATTGAAAGCCCTCTTCATCGTCTATCCAATAATGCACCCATGCGATCCCGCCATTAGTTGCTTTCACACATAGGTCTTTGCATTTCTTTTCATAACTATCCCCTAAGGTATCAGCAATGATAGTATTTAAACTATCGTCCTTTACATCAAAGATAGGTGGAGCAGTAAACATATACGCCGTTTTTTGGTCAACTAATAAAGGGTAAAAAGAATAGGCGATTCTATTGTCCGCTTGATGCATCGGATTATAGGTTTCGCCTGATCGTTTCGCTTCTTCTACGTCTTTTGGTTTATCTTTCTTCCGCAAGATATCGTTTTGCACTAAATAATACCTGTCAGCTATTTCCATTTTGGAAACTACTTCATCATGTTGCAATGTGTGCTTTTTGATTAACTGTTTAATTTGTTCTATGTCCAATATCTCACCTCCTAATATGTCATCAATCGAACACCCTTACGCCCATCAAATTCTTCCATGGCGTATCGCATGGCGTCCATTAAATGGTTGAAATCATCAATAGGCTTATTGATCATGTTATCGAACTTATCCTTGTCCCATGTGTAGCTGTTTATCTCTGTTAAGAAATTCACACATCTAGGATGAATGATAATCTTATAATCTTGTATTAAAGATATACCCGCACGGATAGAATCAGGACCTTTCTTCGCACTACGTATATTTCTCAATCCATGTTTACGCAAATAGGCAATAGATTTAGGTTCAGCACTATCTGCCCGTATTCTCTCCTTGGCATATCCCATTTCGGTAACCTTTTCTATAATATCCTCATTACTCATACCCTTTTGGTACATTTCATCGAATACATATATTTCACGGGCTACCGTATCCACCAGCCCACAAAATAATGTACTAGGGTCGTTGACATACCCAAAATCCATACCAAATGCAGACTTTACACTCGGCCGTTTCGTTATCTCTTCTACATCGAATACTCGCTCTTCCCAATTATCGAATACAAGCCCCTCGACTATACCCCATTCGCCCAATCCTGCGGTACGGTATCGTCTAGGATTCTTCTTCATTTCTTCAAATAAAATAAGGTCGGACTCTGAAAGGAACTCATTGCATAAATAGTTCGTTGTAATTGCTAATATATTAGGGCTATCTGCATCAAAGAATCGCTTTTTCAACCAATGTTTATCCGACCAGGGGTTAAAGGTGAGTACTACTTGATGGTACATTCCTTCTGGCAATCGCCCACGAATGGATTCATCCAATCTATCGAATGCTTCCTCAGATGTTAGCTCAAACGCTTCTTCTACCCATAATCTACATAAGGATCCTACATCAACAGTAATAGATGTTACTTTTAACGGATCATCTAGTCCTCGAAATAATATCTTTTGCCCTGTCGGTATATAAGTAATTTCCAAGGGCGAGGTCGAGCACTTAAAATACCTGTCCAATTGTAATCTACGTATCGCCCATTTTAATTGGGCAAAGCAGCTATCACGAAGCGTTCGCTCTACCTTACGCACTACGAGCCAATTAATATGTGGATTCTCCACAATCTCTGTAATGACCTTCAGCGATTGTGTAGAGGACTTCTTGCTAGCACGGCTACCTTTTACCACTTTATACCGTCCTTTAAATCGCCAAAAGTCGCCATAGCCCTTTCCTACGATATCAGGTAGATACACGGTATTAGTCCGCAATCTTATCACCACCCATAATGATTACAGGCTGTACATCTATTGTTGTGTCTCCACTCAAAATCCTATGACGTTTAGCCATTAACTCTAGCGCTTTAAGCCTTGATTTCTCATCTGGCGGCTTATCGATAATGCGGGCTTCGGAATACCCTTCCCCCGTGCCCTCGATAACAACCTGCTTTTCATTTGAGAGCCCCAGGGCGATTTTAGTCAATTCGTACTCAACCTGTTTTGCCGTCATGATATTTTCATCTAAATAAGCATCGCGTAATTCTGCAACTCTTTGTTTAATGTTTGGATTTGTTAATAAGGTGCTACCTTGTGACCTTGCTGTTTTTTCAGAGTAGCCGGCTCTAATAGCGGCTTGTGTCGCATTCATATCTTTCACATATTCAGTACAAAATTTTTCGTGCTTTTTGTTATGTAACCCAGCCACTATCTCACCTCCTAACTACTTTAATACCTGCTTATCTGCAGCTGTTTTCCGTCCATTCGTGCGCACCGTTCTTTGATGCCCGCCATTCATAACTGAAGATGGTGAAGCATATGACCGACATGTTCCATCAATATGAATCGCTTTTGCTTTGCACCATCCCTTACAATTATTTAGGCACTGCTTCCGGTCACAATGTACATCTGTCATATGCTCACCACCTTTCTTCTAATTAAAAAAGACGCTCATAGGCGCCTATGAAAAAACCGCCCAATCACTCAGGCGGTTTTTCAGTGTATAGCTGTCTCATGTAAAGGAGGAATTTAACCTTTTTTGACAATACTATTATAACACAGTCAATAGGCACGTTATGGCTCATTTTTTAAAATTTCAGGCTCATTATGGCTCATCTTTTGTCAGTTTACAATATTCTTCCAATGCCTCCCGGTGTAATCGTTTTACATGCCCCCACGAATATTTGACATGATTCGATAATATCTCTCTCCATGATAGATTATAGATATATCGACTTGAAAGGATCGACCGATGTGCTTGCTTGGGTAAGCTTTCAATTTTAGTGATAACCTCATCCCGTACCCCCAAAAGCTCGTCCCACTTCCTCTCATATTCCGCTCTGATGTCGAGGAGCTTTGCAACTGTATCTGAGTGATCTTGTTTAATGCCTCCCATTATTGGCTCCTTGTCATATCGTACAGCGCCTAGTATACCTAGGCTTGATTCTATCTGCGCCAACTGGTACTCAATTCGTTTCAGCTCACCAGCTATTTGCCTAAGCCTTGCTAATTCCTCAGGCACTGCCGTACGTTCTTTTCTTGCTATCAATACATCACCTCATTCCTTGATGCGGTACGGACAATCTTCAGTGAACTCATCGTATACAGGAACAGAGGCGTGAATAAATGCTACTCGTAAATCACACGCTTTAAAATCTTCCTTAGTACAATTAGTGCACGATCCTCCGAGTGCATGGTCCACAATAATTCGCAAGAACTCTTCGTTCTGTTTATCTTCTTTTGAATAAGGTACGGTTTGTACCGCGGTCACGCTATAATGTGTCGCCGCTCGTCGGGCCTGCTTTTGTTGCTCTTCATCTAATTTTGTTCTTATATCTTCGATTAACCAATCAGCAAAAGTAGCCATCGTGTTAGCTTTTCTTTTGGCTTCGCCAGTTAATTTGAACGATTCGACAATATTTCTACACTCAAATGACATGCAACACAGCATAAGCAGTCGTCTCTTATTTTGACTATTTAAATATTTTATTGCCATTACTCTAGATCCTTATCGCTTACTGTAAACAGTTCGAGATGGAGCTTTAATAGCTTTATGCAAGTCGATAAACCATACATAAAGTCTTCCGGATCCACTAGAATATCGCTTATCACACTTTCAGAACGGGCGAGATCTACTTCTACTTGCTCTAGTAAGCGCACCACACCTGCTATATGTATATTGTCGTCCATTTGGGACCGCTTTGACTCTAATATTCCAAGTAATGCTGCTCCCATCGCTTCTATTTCTATACGTAGTTTTGAGGTCTCCGCTGATAAATCTGCTGAGTCTGCCACATCCGAATCCCTATATTGTAGGCAGTAATTTGGTGGGAATTGTATGTGCCTAATTTGCCCCTTCATAGACTCCAATACATGAAACGACATACGGATAACCCAGTCAAAGTGTTCATTTTTATATTCTCTTATCGTTGCTCTCACCATTGTTGTCAATAGTATTTTCATTCTTCCAACTCCTTAACTAACCATTCTAAGAATTTAATAGATTTTCTCGCGTCTTGAATTTCCTTATCCTTCTTGCCAAGTCGCATCAAATACTTAATGGCATTTCCTTTACACCAGCCGCGAAACTCTTCGGCAGTTAGTACCGCCCGAATCACATCTACACTTTCGATGTCCAGTCCATTCAATTTGTAATGCGGTGGACTGTTCACCATATCTATTAGTTCGTTACTCAACACTTCTGCGTTTTTCTCAACACTATTCATCCGCGTATAACTCCTTTCTATACTTAATCGCCTCTAATAAAGCATCCTGTCCTACTTCTTTTCTTTCCAAAGCTCGCATTACCTGCTCGTCCATGGTATCTTTCGTAACTAAGTGATGAACGATAACCGGCTCTTGTTGCCCTTGGCGATGAAGCCTTGCATTCGCTTGTTGGTACTGCTCAAGGCTCCACGTTAAGCCATACCATACGATGATATGACCACCAGCTTGTAGATTTAACCCATATCCTGCGCTTGCTGGATGTGCTAAAAGCATTTGTATATTACCTGTATTCCATTCTTCCACATCTGCATCCGTTTTCAGTTCTACCGATTTAGGAAATGCGTCTTTGATTGACTCCAGATCGTGCTTGAAGTTGTAAAATACAAGAATTGGTTTCCCCTCGTTCACTTCAACCAGTTCTTTCAATCGCTCAATCTTTTGTCTATGTATTACGATTGCATCGCCGTCCTCGTTATATATAGCACCATTTGCCATTTGTAGCAGCTTATTTGCCACGGCAGCAGCATTGAGTGCGCTTATCTCCTCATCTACTAAGGTAAGGATGTGCGTACGCTCCATTTCACGGTACAGCTCTCGTTCTTTGTCAGTGAGTTCAATTGTAATCACATTGTCTATCCGATCAGGTAGGTTCAAATAATCCTTAGCTTTCAAGCTCATACAGATGTCTTGGATTTTACTATAAATCAGTTCATCGCTACCGATTTGTAGGCGATAACTGTAAACGATATGCCCGTTTGTTTTATCGGGTCTGAAGTATCTCGTTCGATATTCTGTAATAGTCTTGCCTAACCGCTCCCCACCGTCCAATAAATACATCTGCGCCCATAAGTCCATCAACGTATTCGGTGCTGGTGTGCCTGTTAGAATGACGATACGCTTAAATAAAGGTCTCATCTTTCGCATCGCTTTGAATCGTTTGGCTTGCGGGTTCTTGAACGATGAACTCTCATCTATGACTAGCATGTCAAATGGGAACTGCTTCTTCTTTTTTAAGTACTCATATAGCCATTGCACGTTCTCACGGTTCATCACGTAGATATCGGCTTCACTTTCCAAGGCTTGTATTCGATCGTTAGCGCTACCCAATATCGATGCCACTCGTAGATATTTCGTTTGGTCCCATTTCCGCGCTTCTTGTGCCCACGTTGATTCAGCGACCTTCTTAGGGGCAATGATTAGCACCTTTTGCACATCGAACGAATCGTACATGAGTTGTTCGATTGCGTATAAGGTGGAAATGGTCTTGCCTAGTCCCATATCTAGTAACAAGCCGTAGTGCGTATTCTCCATGACGCGCTCAATGGCAATTCTCTGGTACTCATGGGGCACAAAATACATCGTACTTCAACTCCGCTAACATTAATAAATCCCGCGCCTCTATTTTATTAGATATGAGAAACACCATGGCGCCTTTCTGCTGCAATCTTGCTATCTGGAATGCCTGCGTGTGTGAAAGTCTTCCCGTTTCCGATTTTAGTTCTACAAATACCACATCTCCACCTGGCATCACGACAATACGATCTGGCACACCATCATTTCCGGGTGAAACAAACTTCATATATATACATCCTAGTTTTTTCAGCTCTTGGCCAAGCCATCTCTCTAATTCTTTTTCCATCGTCTATTCTCACTCCTTCCAAAGCATCCTAAAAATAATTGGACACACCCGCAAACCGTTGGTATCACTGGTCTCACCGCTTTAGCGTGTCCAATGTGTCCAATTTTCAGCCCATATATATATATACGCGTATTTGCGTTTTTTACGTGTATATATATACTTCTATTTTTTATTTTTTTATTTATTATAAATAATTGGACACACTGGACACAGCAGCTTATAACTATAGTAGTACCAATACTTTGTCGGTGTGTCCGAAGGTGTGTCCAATTGTGTTTAGCGTGTCCAATTATTGCCTTATATTAGCAATCACTCATGTATGTAAAGGTATGTTTATTCTTTCAAATATTTATACTATTTTAAACCCGGACACGCGGACACACTCCCGCATTCTCAATTATATTAGTGCACTGGTTCTTCCCGAACAAACGCTCTTTGCGGTCCGTACAGCTTACCAAATCGTATCTTTCCAGTTCCGTTTGTATATGGAACCCACCCGGGGATCGATTGTAATACATCTGTGATTTCACGGGCTTTAGCGTTTAACAAATTCTTTCTATCCCCTTCTAACAGTTCACACCAGATCTCCAAGGGGCACACGCGTTCCCGCAATCGGAATCCACTGGCTTCGGTCTCATCATATTCACGGATGTATTCACGCCTGTCATAAAGATCGTAATCCTCCCAATCAGCAGGTAGTCGCATGCTCAAATACTCTTCAATCAGACCCATCAGCTCCCCGCCTTCCGTATGCGACATTTGCACCCGCATCGCTTCTTCTGCAATGGCGCCCTCAAGCACTAAAGATTCACCTTCGGACCAATAATAGAACGCCTCCGCCCAAAATTGGTCGATTTCTTCATCCGTAATATCCCACGAGTTCGCCGTCTTTCTATCCTTATCTCCAGTGATTGGCCAAAAACGACGGTTACCCGTTCTATCTTTTAAAAACATCAAGTTATTAGTTGACCCTGCAAAGACGCACTGGCGAGGGTATTCTTCGGTACGCCTGCCGTAAGGGGAACGGAAACGATCCGATGCACGGCTTATGAAAGCCTTAACGATTTCATTTTCGTTTTTAAAGGTAGGCGCCAGCTCTCCTAACTCTATCACCCAAGATCCTTGTATTTGCTCCATGGTATCTTTAGTTTTGATATCTACTAATGAGTTATTAAACCAGCCCTTGCCTAGCTTTTCTAAAATCAAAGACTTTCCCAGCCCTTGTGACCCGTACAAAACAATAGCTGTATCGAACTTGATACCAGGGTGCATGACCCTGGCCACTGCTCCACATAACCATTTGCGCGTCGCTGCTCGAACGTAGGCAGTATCTTCTGCACCTAGGTATTTGATGAATAATTCGTCAACCCTGCACTCACCATCCCATTTGACGCTGTGCAAGTAATCACGTACAGGATGAAATTTGTTATCTTGCGTCACTTCTTGCAGGGCATCGTCTATGATTCCTTTGCCTTTAATACAAAATTTCGTTGCGAAGTAGTTCCTAAGGCACGCATCGTCTGTGTCTGTCCAGAATAAAGAACTGTTTCGCGTTCTCCACGGCAAATCCCCAAGCACAACTAACCGATGTGCGAACTCATCTAATCCTACTTTATCTTTTAAAGCTGGATCGTGCTTTAGGATGACAAGACAGTTATAAACGTCGGACTCTGGGATGCCTTGCTTGGTCCGCTTTAATTTCGACAAAAAATCTATATCGTCTTCCTCGATGTCGTCAAAGTCCATGTCCTGCATCCGCTCTTTATCGAGCAAGATGGCAGCAGCGCCGTCCTCGTTGGCGAACTCAATCATAGCTTTGTAGCTTGGCTGTTCAGTGATTTTAAGAGTATCGTCCTTATCTCGATCGCCAAACTTGTGTAGTCGTACTAAGTCGAAGGCATTCACTAGCTTACCGCCTACTGGGTCTGTAGCATGGTTCGAGTAGGCGAACGTGTCATTATCATAAATCACTAAACCGCCTACTGTGCTACCAGCTGAATACGTGTATCGACCTTCCACTTGCGTGGGGGTGTATACCTCTGGTAAGAACTTAGCAATGGCTTCCGTAATGGAATAGCTCCGGCAGAACGCTCCAAGTAAGCCCTTTTTCTCCAGCGGGTTTCCCTGCTTATGGGCATCCGACAATCTGACCGCGGACTCTTTCTCAGATATTGGCCAAAAGCTAGTATCTCGCCAATCATGATAGGTTGCAAGGTACGCATCCACGCTAACGAGGTCGCCCTCGCCATGTTGGTAAACGTATTCTGCGTCTTTTGGACAAGACGGCCAATACATAAGGCGCTCGGCTTGATGGGTAGAGCTATCGAACATTTCGATGCCAATATCATCAGCCATACGCCGTGATACCGCTTGGAACTCATCAGGCGACATCGAACGATCAACTGGCACGATAACACGGTAGCGAGGATGCTCAGTTGTATGGCTATGGGTGGAGTACAGTACGTACTCCTTACCCCCTAAGCACATATCAAGGTCAAATAGGAAGTCCTCGGACGGACTATCTGCATCAAGTGTAATCAAATACCGTTCCTTCACGGCACCGCGAACACGGCGACCGTTTTTAGGGATATACCCACCTACGAAACCGCCTACGTCCTTTTGCTTGCCCTGCGCTGACTTTGACATCTTCGCATATTCTGCTACGGTTTCCTTCGTAACAGTAGGCGAGGCTAACCGCTTGGCTAGGTCTTGCCAAGTCATCTTCTCCGATTTCCATTTGAGAGAAGTGCGGCTATGGCCAATCGCAATGATTATGTTGTTGTCCATCTACGTCGCTCCTCCCATTGCAATGTCGTGCATATACGCGCCTACCGTTCACTGCCTATCCTGCATCCAAGCAAGGACTGCTTGATTGACAATTTCGTCTTCGCGCACACCTTTATTACTTATAATCTTGGCTTGCGCTATTTCTTTAAATTTCTCCCCTACCGGCTTTACTTCTATACACGCCACTGGCTTATGGTTTTTATAAACGCCAACGATTGCGCATTCCGCTCGTTTCACTCGTTTGATATACGTACCAACACAGTTTTTGAGTTCGTGCCCTAATGCTATTATTTCATGCGTTGAGCCTACTGGTACGAAAGATAAGCCATTGCAGGTATCTTCTAACCTTTTATGTTGGTCTGTTTGCTGCACAGGTAGATTTTCATTTTTCTCGAAATCTAACATGTGCATCACAGTATCGTGCAAATCTTTTATTTGAACCTTACTGGCCCATAGGAGTTTCTTCTTTTCTCGAGATAATTCGTAGTACATATTCGCCGTATCCCGCAAGTCACCATAACTCTTGGAGGATTTGAAGAATAGTAAAGCCTTTCGTTCGCCCCAATTGTGGCACAAGGTGCGCACGAACTTCGCCAAAGGGTCCCTTTCAGATTGAATGCGGGATAGCGACCATAAGTGGAAGTCGTTCGCTTTAGTTGTCTCCGTGATCCAATCAATGAACGCTTTCTTATAGTCCATCGTCAGGAATAGCATGCCTGCCGTATGGATCAGTTGGGCGTAAAGAAAAGGTGACTCAGTCAATAGTCTACGGACCCAGCGCACATTCGGTAATTGGTGCCCTTGAACGAGCGCATCCACAAATGACAAATTTTTCGCAAGTCCTTCGTAAAAGGCATTCACATTTGTTTTGCCGTTCACGAAATGCACCGAATAATCTATGTATTGTGCCTTTAACTTTTGGTTTATAGCCGGGCCATCTGGTGCCACCATTTTCCATGCTAAGTTGTGCAGTAAGTTCACCAACGACCCAGCGGGTTCTGTCAGTTGTACTCCCGATCGAAACGGCTTAACTTTATATCCTACCTTCTTGGATAACTTTTGAAAGAATGCCTCTTTCAACACTTTCCCAAACTCCTTAAATTTAGGGCGGTGCTCGTAGAGTCTACACTTGTCATGAGCCACCAGCCACTGAATTGGTAATGGATATAGTTGGAACTCATCTACCACGCACTCTAATTCACTGACAATATCAGATGCTGTGCGTCGCTTTTGCACTAAGAACACCTTGCGTTTCCTAAAGTCGAAACGGATTACATCAATTACACGGGGCTTTTGGCCAACACGCACAATGAGATAATCCGAATCAACCATCATATAGGAGTATTCAAATTTCACATCGAGAATATGTCCACGGTCAATAATGGATAGATCCATACTCGTTGGAACTGACTGCATTCCGTACGCATCCGCAACGTATAACCTATTCATGTTGAGCAGTTTCCCGCAATGGGGACAGTAAAACTTATCAGCATACGCTGGATCAGGTCCGTATTCCATGCCCCTATACTTAGTTGGCCACAAGCAGTTGAAGGACTGCCCGCAGTCCACATGGTGGTAGATTGCGGGCGAAGTATCACCGACTTGTTGTCTCCGAATCACGTCGTAGAGCTTATCTACTTGTAATCTAAATAAGGTTTTCATATCCCACCTATAACAAATCGTCTAAATCGTCGTCCTCTTCTTCAATTTCTGGTTCAGTCACTTCTGGTTCCACTACTTCAACAGGCTCTTCCTTTTTCTTTTTAGAAGATTTGCGTTTTGGCTTTTCTTCGGTTTCGACTACTTCTTCTACAGGTTCAGCAGCTTTCGCCTTTTCTGTTTCAGCAGAAGCAGTCGTTCCGTTCATTACTTGTAAGGCTAGTGAGCAAGCTGCAATGCAACCTTCGCAGTAAGCAACCGCTTGTTCTTTTCGTTCGCTATCTGGGGCTTCCATTACTTTCTCGTATAAACCTTCAATAGCTTGTTTTTGTTGTTCAATTTGTGATTTGCTAATCATAATATAATCCTCCTAATCTTTCATGTAGTACGGGTTCTCAAACCCAGCAGCATCTAATATAAGCCCCTCATTCCAGGGCTCTTTTTCACACATAATACTAATTACTTCTTCAAGGCTACCTACTCCGATAGGTGCCTCAATAACCACCTCATCGTGGATGTGAGCTACTATTTTGTACCCGGCTTTTGAAAGTCTAAGCATAGCAGATGCTAAGCAGTCTCTTGCCACCGCTTGTACGATGTTCTCCACTAGCTTACCGCCGTACGTCTCCACTTTGCCCCACGTGTTCTTCACTTGGTCCATACCGTCATACTCTATGGAAGGCGATCCGAATCGATTCGTTCCTATTCTAGGTCTAGCATAGGCAAGCCTACGACCAGATGGCAGTTCGACAAACATAAACCCTTTTGATTTAAAGAACTTTATTCCTTGTGGTATCTTAACAGGCTCACCTGTTTGCACAACACGCTTTGCCGCTCTATCTGCATCATTCCAAAATCTGACGATGCGAGGACTTGCACTGCGCCATGCGGAGATAATACCAGGCAATTCGTCTTCTGGAATCTCTTCCGTAGTGTCCATCGCTTTCATAGCGCCCACTCCACCACCGTACCCCAAGGCAAGTTCAGCGACTTTACCTTTCTGCCGTAAATGACCATTCTCGCCGTGCTTTTCGACCGGCACATGGAACATACTGGATGCCGATGCGCAGTAGATGTCACCACCACTAGCGAATACCTCTTGGCGCCATTTCTCTCCGGCGAGCCAAGCGATGACCCTCGCCTCGATCGCACTGAAGTCTGCCACAATGAAACGGTGACCCTCTTCTGCGACAAGTGCCGTTCTAATGAGCTGCTTGATGACGTCACCGGGATTGCCGTATAGAATATCTAGCATTTCCACATCTCCTGCTTTTAGAACTTCCCTTGCCGTATCAATGTCGGATAGATAGTTCCTTGGCAGATTCTGCAACTGCACGATGCGACCAGCCCAGCGACCACTGCGCATAGCGCCGTAGAACTGTAGCATGCCGTGGATGCGACCGTCGGAACACAGTGCATTCCTCATCGCTAGATACTTTTTAATTGAAGAGTTACCTAGCACTTGGCGATTCTCAAGCACGGTTCGCACATCGCTAGGGATATCCTCGGCAAGCAGTGCGCTAACATCTTCCTTGCACAAGGTTTCAAACTCACGACCTAAGCGCTCACCTAACCACTCCTTGAGTTGCATTGTACTATTGGGATTGTCTAGCCCAGTGAGTAATTGCGACGACTTTGTGGCGGTCTCTACGAGTTCATCGTTACAGGCAAGCGCCGCATCAACGAGTTCCATGTCGACCTTTACACCACGCCAATTAATCTCTTGATCAAGTAGCCAGTATTTTTGTTCAATCGCTGGCGGTTTGAGCGATAAGAGCTTGCGTCGTATGGTCTGTTCCACCACGACGTCTTGCCGGCAGTATTCGATGAACTCCGCCCACTTCTCCGGCGCATCACTAGGCATGTTGCGTGTACTTGGGTTGTTCTTAGTCGGTGTTCTAGGCACTGAGAAGAATTGAATCAACCGTTTCCCCTTGCTATCCTTTTCTACGGGTAACTTGAGGGCTTTAGCCACATTGTCTAATCCAGCAGGTAGACTACAGTATAAGGCAAGCACCGACGTACACTCCCAATTCCTGTAGTCCGCATCAGGATAATATTTCTTCAAACACAACATTTCAAAGGCCGCATTGAACGCGGTTTTGGTAATCTCTGGATTGTACAAAGCAGCAACCACCTTGTCCGGTAATTGCTGCCTTGTCATATCAACGACCTCAACGGGCTCGCCATCGAATGAGTAGGCAAATAGGAGTATTTCAAATGAATCACCATCGACGTATCGCTGCGCCCCATAATTGATAGGGCATTCACTATACGTCTCTAGATCAATACTCAACTCCATAATTACCTCCTAATTAAATAATGTCGTCCTCGTCTAGGTCGTCTCCTAAATCATCGTCAAAATCGTTAACATTGACGGTCATTCCGCCAAGTCGTGGGCCGTCTTTGACTTTACGAAGTCCGTTAAGGCCAAATCCTACGCCCTTCTTGCCATTGACGTTGTAAACGAATACGCCAATTTGTGCCTGTACGAACACACCGCTGTAAATCTCTTCCTCGATATCGAATGGGTCCATTTTAACTTTGTCGCGAGTAAAGCACACTGGTTGCTTATCTGCGTTCACGTTGATGAAGAACTTACCTTCATAAGTTTCTGGTTGATCGGCAACCGCTGCATCCGTGTCGCCATCTCGTAAATTTAACTTGATGAACTGTGTTTTGCCTTCCATTTTAGCGATTGCCTTAGGGTAAGATTTCAATTCTGCGATAGCGGCTTCTAATTTTTTAATTGTTTTCGTGTCGCTTTTGTCGATAATAATTTGAGCACTATAACGTTCTTTTCCTTCTGGGTTTCGTTTAGGTTCTGCGATATTCGCGTAAGATAATCGAACGATTCCTGTTGTTGCTTTTGCCATTGTTGTAATCTCCTTATTCAATATCATCGTCGAAATCATCGACATTAACTGTGTTATTTGTAATTGCCGGTCGCTTATCCGATTCTGGAACTAGGGTTGGTTTCCCTGGTGGCTTTTCAATGAAAGCCTCAAGGTGTTCTGCTACACCTTTTTTACCCAGTACTTTTTGTAGGGCGGTAATGCCCTCAAGTTCTTTAGGTTTGAATATTTCTTCTTCTTTGTAGCCGTTTTCTAGTAGTACTTTTGCAGCACCTTCGGGATCTACGATAGTTCGCCTTGATGTGCCTTCTACTAACTTGTAGCCCTTCCATTCCTTCTCACCACTTACCGCTTTATCGTAGGCGTAGTCATACACGCCTTTGATCCATTTGGTGATAAGGTCCTTCATACCAATAAGCTCTGCTACCTCGTCATCCGTAAGTAGCTGGTTTAGTTTTCCGCCATGCTTGTAGAATGGTGCAAGGCATGCATCCGCTAGTGCCCTGCATTGGTGCCTAGCCTTGCAAAAGTTACAGTAATCACAAGGGGTACAGTCTCCACTGCCTTCCCATGCAGCTTGCGCTTTAGGGATAATCTCATCGCCCCATGCGAGTAGCTCCTCGATAGGTAGCTCTTCAGTAGATACACTATCAAGGCGAGGTTGCACGATTGTCATTCTAACTGTATGAATATCGTACAGCAGTTCAAATGTATCGTAAGCACCTAATGCATAGAGTCGCATTTGCGTATTGCCTACGGCGCTTACTGGTACGCCTTTACCGAACTTCAAATCGATAACCTCTAATACTCCATCGGACACGATGCACATATCACCAGTTCCAAACCCTTCCGGCACCCAGCGGGAGAAGTCTAAACGAGCCTCGATGAGTATCTCGGCATCGACGGAACGGGCTCTTGCCTCGTTCACTTTCTCTTCGCAGATATCTACATACTTATTAACCGCTTCGAGCATCTCATTCGTATGGCTACCGTCAGCTGGTGCCTTTGCACTTTCTAATTTGTGGCGTAGAATTGACTCTGCCAGATCGTGCGCCTGTGTACCTTCCGCAGCATAGGGAGACTGCTCATCAGGGAACTGTGCCTCTAGCCTTGCACTAGGTGTGCATACTAGCCACCTAGCGCTACTAGATGCCCCTAGTAGGGCATGTTTCTTAGGCACGAGATTTCACCCAATCCATAATCGCCAAACGTTGTCCGCCATTGGCGTTGGATACTTTGTCAAGTTTAATACTTTCCAAGAACGCCTTAAGTTCTTGCTTATCCTCTTTTGTGTCACAAGCTTCTTTGACCGCTGCACGTACTTCTTCAACACTAGGCACATCGACCGGTAACGTTTCTTGCTTAGGTTCTTCTTTCACCACTTCAGCTTTCACATCTTCCTCAGAAACTTCTTCTACTTTAGGTTCTGCCTTAGGTTCTGTTTTCTTAGTAGCTTTTGGTTCTTTCTTATGCTCTACAGCGTTCGCTTCTGGGTACACTTTAGCCATAGGCTCGCCTACAACTTTCTCGTAAACTGCTGTTAATTCTTTCGTTAAATCTGCTGCATCGTTAACTGTGATTTTTAATTCGATCATGGTGTTCTTTCCTTTCAGTTTTAAAATGTGATATACTTTAGTTGGAAAACTTGTGATTGAGCCTTTCGGTGTTAGCTGCGCCGAGGGCTCTTTTTTATTGCCCGTTTCCGGGGTACAATCCTGCAATGTTCTCACCCCCCTTTAAATGTGCTTGAGGATCATGCGAATTTCTTGGCCCACTAATAAGCGGTCTTTGAAAGTATCTTGGCTCCGGAAGTCATCCATGTAGACCTCCAGCATTTCACGGTAAATTTCCCCTTTGAACGTAACAGGGATATCCACCTCTTCACGGTACGGCTTTAGAATCTCTACATCTTTACCAAAGTCATAATCAATATACCCTTTTACCTTCAATTTCCGTTTCTGATTTCTGACCTTATCATTAGACCACTCTAGCAGGTCCATCACTTCCTCATTAGTCACTCCGCCAAATTCCTTGTAGACGTTGTACAGTTTTTCTTGTTCCGTCATAGATCGTTCCTCCTTTTCTTCTTTGGTTTTAAATGTAAGCTAATTTCATTCTTTCACCGCCCTAACCTTTAAGGTCATTCCTGGGTGGATGATGCCGTTGTGAAGGTTATTCTTCCGAATGATTTCGGATACCGTTTGCCGTACGTCTTCCGTTTCCCCCACGGCGTCCTTAGCGATACCCCAGAGAGTATCTCCTTGCTGCACAATGACGTCACGTTCCTCGTACTCTACAATATTGGTAGGAAACGCCGCTCGGAACAGTGTAACTGCAAGGACTGATACTAGAGCCACCGCTGCTACTCGATCCCAGTAAATGACGTATTTAGTTTTCTTCGTTTTCCGTTTCGGTCTCATCGCTCCACTCTCCGTCATAAACCGCACAGTAGTATTGGTGTTTCAGCACCTTAAATTCATCAATAGAAATCACCATTGATAACTCCTTAAGCACCTCATAGGCACGTTGTGCGTAGAAGTCGTACTCTTCCATATTTGTACCGCCGTGCTCGTACATTTCTTTCAGACTTGTCTTAAGGTCACATCGCAACGCATATTCCGCATAATCGTAAAAGTCCATTATTTCCTCCTCATCTGCCCAACCACAACAGGATGAGCGCCATAACTAATAGTGCCAGCACTGTAGCACCTACCGTGAATATTGTTGAAAGACGTACCGCTTCATCGCTAAGCCCTTGCAGTTCAAATTGTTGGCGCTTTTGTTCACGTAGTTTTCGCCGTAACGCTTGCCTATCTTCCTCACCTTCTAAAATCTCCGCCTGCTTGCGTTTTTCTTCTGCAAGGGCTCGTTGCACTGCATACAGGTCATCTTTTGCTTGTAGCACATCGTGCTTTTTCTTTTCTACTTGAGCGTGCTTTTGCAGAATATTTTGAAGTTCTGTGTCTACAATCGCAGCGCCTTTGTAACGCTTGGATGCGTTTTTGTGTTTTCTTGCCATTTATCGCACCCCTTGTCTCATTTTGCACTTATTCCTAAGCCACTCATTGAGTGACTCCAAGTGCACTAAGCTCTTACCTTTTTTTGCGCCTATTTTCATGCTAGGGAAGTCGTATTCCTCGGACCATGCTTGCATTTGGTCGTAGGACACAGATGCAAGGTCTGCCGCTTCCTGTAATGTGATGCAAATCTTATTCATACTTACCTCCTACAACTCATCTTCCCGAGGATCCTTGTCGAAGTTGCCGAGTTTGAACAGTAATTGAGCTACAGCCATAGCTGCTATATACTGCTCCAAGTGTTTTGGCACCTCTGTGACAACTGCTAGCGCGTAGCTTAGTTCAGCTGCATCGAGGGATTTAAGGTATAGGCACTCCAAATACTGATTCTGAATCGGTGTTAAACCCGGTAGCATTAATGATTACTCCTTCCTTCTTGTGCTATAATCACCTTGAAAGGAGGTGATTATATGAAATACTCAACTACTATTTATAAAGTTCTTATGTCTATAGACGTCGCATTTGAAAATAATATTCCGCCTTATGAAACGTTTGACTTGGAAAAAATTGGAATATCTTATAAACGGCTATGCGTTATTTTGAAAAGTCTTTACGAATCTGGTTATATAGACGGCATCGCATTTATAGAATGTATTGGGGAGGAAATCCCAGACTTTAAACTATGCGGGTGTCATTTAACTATGGACGGTATGTTATACCTAGAGAATAATTCTACGATGAAACAGGCCTATAGAGTTCTAAAGGAAGCCAAAGATTGGATTCCCGGCTTTTAAGACATCCTATACCTATATTTGATTTCAATCTGAATTAGTTCTAGTAGTGTTTTTGCATCTGACTGCGAAAGCCCTACTTTATTGCGTTCTAAATCATCAACAAAATTTAGGGATATCTGTTGCAATTCTATATATTTCTGTTTGTCGTTTTTTGTAATGAGCCTCTCTTGCAGGGGCTCTTTTTCTATATCCAAATCTTCACCTCTTCACAGTAACTCATCAATTGTGCAATGCAAGTAATCTGCTATCGCCTTTACATTCCCCAATTTTGGGTCGGATACTCTCCAGTGGGATATGCTCCCTACTGAAAGATTTGCCGCTCGTTCAAGTTTGGCAATACTGATGCCTTTCGCCTTACATTTCTTTTTAACGTTTTCGTATATATTCATTCCTTTAACTTCCTTTTTCGCTGAAAGTATTCATTGACTTATGAGCGTATTCAAGCCTATAATCAAATTAAATAGTTTCTCCTTCCGATTCTTATACTCCCCATTGCGGGGACGGAAACTGGTACATCTCATCGAACACATATATTTCACCTTCTTTCGAATTACTCCCCCATTACGGGGACGGAAACATAACTAAGTCTATTACTTTACTCATTTTTTCTACCTTTCTAACAATCTCCCCATTGCGGGGACGGAAACGCCTTAACTAAAATGTGACCTTTTAAAATTTTAGAATTACTTCCCCATTGCGGGGACGGAAACACGTATTCATCATCGCTAGCATTCACACGTACGACCTTTAGAATTACCCCCATCGTGGGGACGGAAACCCTAGGCATATATACCAGGCATTTTCATTACTAACTTTAGAATTACCCCCATTGCGGGGACGGAAACTCATCAATAGTGCAGCCAAGGCAATCTGCTACCTCCTTCTTTAGAAGTACTTCCCCATTGCGGGGACTGAAACTCTGCGTCTCGTGATTGTGTGTTCATGGTTGTGGTTCTCCTTTTTCGCATTTATGCGAATTACAAAGCAAAAAAAATCGAATTAATATCTTCACTATTAAGTTGTAACTCCTTGGCGATAGATTGCACTTCTGCAACAGTAAAACTATCTCCGCCAGAATTTAGTTTTCGATAGATGGTAGAGCGGTCTACTCCAATTCTTTCCGACATTTCAGAAATAGAGAGTTCATTCTCAACCATCTTTCCTTTTAATTTAGGGATGTTTACCATATTTAACTCCTTTCTTTTTTTAATAATTCGCACTTATGCGACCCTATGCGACTATAATACTACACAGCAACACACATGTCAATAATTTTTTTGCACATTTGCAAATTTATTTATATAATACTGTTGCATATTTGCAATTTTAATATTATAATTAGTACAAAGAAAGGAAGGTTACTATGAAAATCGGCGAAATTATAAAACACAGGAGAAAAGAATTGGGGATGAGTGTTGATGAATTAGCGGCTAAATTAGGAAAAAATAGGGCCACTGTTTACAGATATGAAAACGGCGATATCGAAAGCCTGCCACTAACTGTGCTAGAGCCTTTAGCCAAAGCACTCCATACTTCACCTGGGGAGTTAATTCAAGAAAGTAACTCCGAATATTACACTTCTCCACAAGTCAACTTCAGGGCAGAATACGCACGTGTAAACGAAGGTATCCTACTGGATGCATCAAAAGATCTAACCGATGAAGAGTTAGAATCTGTGATTAACATAGTCAATCAATTACGAAACAAGGGGAGATAATTATATATAACATCCCGATCATATACCACAACCTACCACAGTCGGTGAATGCGCCCCTGTGCACATCAGAGGACACCGACCTATCGAGGTGTTACGTGAAAGCATGGCACATGAGATATGCCACATTGCAGAAGGGCACTTCACATCAGAGCAACATGCCAGTGTGATAGAGGCTCTACTGCATAGCAATGAAGTAGGGTTCAATGAAGAGGAAATAAACTTCTTTTACCATTATGCTGAATAAGGCAATCCCGCTCGATTTTGTTGACGCCAACAAAATGCAAATAAATCAAGTTTTATAAATAAAAAAATCCCCCACTCCACGGTAATGGAATGGGGGGCTTAGTACACACAATAGGAGCGTGTATCACAACCAATACTAACGCAACCTATATAAGGAGATAAAAAATAAGCTGACCCTAGGGGCTTGAGATTTCTAAGATTCTATCCTACTCCCATTCGGGAACCCAGCCTTGCTCCTTCACAAGTCAACTTTACTATAATATACACCAAAATATTATTTTTTTCTATAAATTCTTTCATTTCCCCCTTGACTTTATACACTAATTAGTGTATAATATAAGCATAGAGAGGAGGTGAAATAATGAACTTTGATAAGAATGATATTGAGTGGCTCATCGGATGGCTAGTAATGATTTACTTACACTACGATAGCAAAAAGAAAAAAGCCCCTAAGAAGAAATCCACCAAGAAATCTAAGAAATAGGGACTTAAATACAGGCGGAGGCGAAAGCCTCCCAACCTGTATGTATTATACCACAAAGGAGAGATACAATGAAACAATATTTACCAATGATTGTATTGGCAATTGCTATGACTTTTATTTTTGATTGGAACAAGCATATGATTGAAGTTGCTTTGTTCTATGCTGTTTGGGGTTTTATCATGGGAAGGATGAAAAAATAA